CAGGTTCGTCTGATTCTGGCATTCCAGAATGAAGTGAAAGTGTTGCTGGGTCATCTGCCGCAAAAACTGCCGCCAAATCCAACTCGTTACCGTCTGCACCATAGAGGGTTGAATCACCTAGCCATGCCATTACGGCTTCGACTGTGCCTTCACCTTCAAATGGTTCTTCCACTTCAAGTTGTTTACATTGTTTCACATTAAGAGTGCGAATTTGTTTGAGAACTTGTTGTTTGTTCATTGTATTATTTTCCAAAAAATTTGAATTGTTACGAATTGCCTTGCTTTTGAAATTGCATCCGACACGCATACGCTTCGGCTCGCTTCATTCGTGGCGACAAACTATGTGATTATGATACCAATGCGAGTCAATAAACCCGACCTTGCATTCGTTCGATTTCCAAAAGAGTCAATTTTGCGGTGTCAATATCCCGCAAACGTAATGCACCAGACGATTTCAATTGAATGCTTCCACCAATCTTTGCTGACTCTGATTTGAGTCGGAATGCCTTGACGGCTCGATCGTCAATTGTTCCATCCTTCTTGATGAATCCCTTGCTTGCAGCGACAACAAGTGCATCTTCATTCATTGGAAGTGGTGCGAATGAGTATTCCAACAATCGTGATTTGCTCACAACTCTCAAGAGTTCATTGCCTGTTGATTTGAAACGCTGTTTGTCTTTTTGCGTTGGTTCTCTTGTTTCAAGATACGAGAATCCGATTGATACGCCACGGCACAAGCCAGCAGCGACCAACGACAGAACCGCATCGGGTCGCCATTCTCCCTTGTGTCCTTCTGGACGTTCAGGGAAATGCGTTGATGCAACCACGCCATTCTCATTGACTTCAAGCCAATCACAAACAGCAACAGGATCGTCATAATTATGATTCCAGAAAACTGTTCCTGTGGATTTGAAGCGGTTTGTTTGTATCCCTGCTGGCAAGACACACTCACCTTCTTCATCGACCGTATCGGTGGAAATGTAGGCGATGCAAGTTCTTGCTGGAATATCAGCATTCAAGTTCGCGGTGTAGTCTTTTAAGTCAATTCTGTCATGTTCTTTGTTTTTCATTGTTCATACCTTATTTTCAAATCTTTAATCAACTCATCACCTTCTTCAGAAGTAATTTTGCCAGAAGAAACTTGTTGTCTGACAAACTCTCTTGCCTTTTCAAATTCTTGTTTTCTTGTTTGTTCTTTGATGTCCTCAAGATATTCAACCGAATCTTCATCATCAAGTATTTCAACCATTGTGCATCTGCAATTCGGATGCAATGGTGGAGTCTGCAATCCTTTCAGTGGAGTAGGCGACCAGACTCTAACCTTTCCGATCACATCATTGACTTTGGCAAACGAATCATTGATTCCAATTGGTTTCGCCCGTTCTCCTCTGCCCATTTCTTTACATGATTCACAAGCACCCGCAGCGACTACCCATTGCTTCATCTTGACAACGCCAGATTGATTCCACGCATCGAGTCTGCCGATTTCGTTGATCAATGCAACTTCTGTTCGTGCAATCATTTCTGCCCTTGCAACAATTGGGATTCGTCCTGTATCGGATTCTTCTTGAACCAACGACAGAATATCCCTTGCAATTTCATCGGTCGATGCTCCATGCCTCATGCCCAATTTCACTTTGTCATCAATCTCTTTTCCTGTTCCAAATATCAGCGTGTTGGTCAATTGACTCTTGTATTCTTCAAGCGTGTCTGCAATAAGTGGGTCGAATTGATTGAATTGCAAATCGACTCCCAACCTGTCCAATTCGTTTTGACCAGACAAGAGCATGACTTCATTCACAAACTTGTCGGTGATTTCTTGGATTTTCTGTTCGGCTTCTGAACTTGTCACGAACTCGCCCATGCCACCCGCAAAATCAAGGAATCGTTCAACTTCTTTTCTGAACAGTGAAACCAAATCATCACGGAAGCCATCCATCGGTGATGAGAACACTTCCAGTGTTTCAAGATATTCCTCATTGCCCTTGTCAATTGGCGCACGCTTTTGACTGATCAGAGAACGGGATTCATCCCATAGTTCTTTCAATGAATCATGTTTTTTTTTACAGTCGCAATCGTGGCTTTTTTCTTCGCCTTTTGTTTTGTTGCACAATGAATGAGCAATTGCAACTGCTTGATCCTGTGGATAGCCCTCATCCAATAAGATTGATATTTTTTCAGACATACAATCGCTGGCTTTTTCAACTGAATAGGTTGCGGGATGTGATGAACCTTCCATGCAAGTATTCGTTTCAGACATATAGTGCCAACCATCGGGGCATTTTCCATCAACGGGAACGGGATTTGCTTTCACTTCTTTTGGTTCTTTTGAGAATTGACCAAACATCGGTTGTGGATTTCGTGCATTCTCGATCGCAACGTCAATTGGAACTGAACCCATCGGCACAAACAACTCATCCCCACCTTCAGAAATTGGCTCAAGACCGCGTTCTGCTCTCACCTCATTGCGTGTTCGGATTCCTGCGGAAATGTCGCTGGCATCGACTTGCGATTGAATCTGCCTGTCCTGCGCCACAGGGTCATCGTATGCAAGGAAAAGAGTATCAGCGAACATTCCAAACAACGGCAACAACTGTCGATTCAAGAATGATTCGTCAAGTGTCAAGTATGGAACGATGGTATCACGAAGCCAACCGAGATTGCCTTCCCTCGCATTTGCAAGGTTCGGGTCGTTCGCTTTCAACTTCGTCACTGGCACTCCAGCAATCGCAGCGATGACTTCAATCTTGCGTGTTTCGCCTGAATCAAACGCCAAATCCTGCGGTGAAAATTGCATGGGTCTCGCATCACTTGACCCCTCGAAGATAAATGGACGACTTCGATTGTTCTTGCCACCGAGTTGTCGTTCGACTTGTTGCATCAATCGTTGGTATTGAGTGTCTGTCAAATGCTCTTTGACAAAGATTGCCCAATCGGGTCGGGCTTGATTGTCAAGTACGTTCTGCTCGTATTCGTCCATACTATTCAATAAATCAACCGCATCAATCGCAGCAGAAACCCATCCCATGCCGTAGAACGGATCAGATGGATTCGGTTGCTTCTCATGCAATACTTCATCTTTGCGGAAATCAACCATGTTTGGTCGCTTGCCGTATGTGTATGATTTGACCAAATCCATTGTGCCGTCTGGAACAACCGTCACCAAATCGCTTTGCATATTCCACAACTCAAGAGGAACTCCGATTGTTTCAGAAATTATTGGATGAAGATATGCGTTGCCTGTCAATTGCAGATTCAACATTCGTTGCATGGTCAAGGTGTATCCATCCATTTCAGGCGATGGATTGTCAAGCAATTCCAACACTGGATGCTCATGCACCTCAACAACATCACAGCCAGTCATCATTTTTCGTTGCACAAAGATTGACGGCTTTGTTTCCTGCTCTCCACGAAGATATGATGCCTTTTGTGAACCGACTTTTTTCGTGTTCACGATGGATTTCATACCGTTTCGCGGTTGCATCGAATACAACTTGATGGGCTGGCTTGCAACTCCGCGTGCGTTTATCATCGCGGCAGCGTAGACCCATCCATGAAAGCGTTGCATCAATGCTGTGTATCCACGATTTCGCTGAATGCCCGTGCTGAATTTTTCCCATGCAGGAACGCTTGCATTCAGGTATGCTTGGCGATCAGTTGCTTTTGTATTTGTGTCTTTGTCGTTCTTGCCTTTGCGGAACTTTTCGAGCATTTTCAAATCTCCGTCCACAATTGTTCATTTTCAAGTGGATTCATTTTGTACTTTTCATCAAAACCACCAATCGAGCGAATTGATGGGCTTGAGCGCAAGCCGTCTATATGAACAATACTATAACGAAGTGCATCAAGGGCGTGATCGTGTTCTTTCTTCGGTTGGTCTTTGCTTGACCCATCTTGATTGCTCATCCACTCATAAGAACCAAATTCACGCAACAGGTTTGAGCATTTTCGATGCACTACCAATCTTGGTTTGCCAGATGGGTCGTTGCATAATCTTCCCGCAACGCTTTGAATGCCAGTGAACACCGCGTTGTTTGCAGGGATAGCATCAAGTCCAACATTCCGCATTGAAGCCCGCAAGCCCGCAGATGATGGATCAACAACAAAACAATCAATGCTTTGATGTTCTTCTTTCCAAGCCAACGCAGTATCCACCACCTCTTGTTCAAGTTTTTGTCGTTCATACCATTCGTCAAGAACAAATACGCGGTCATCCTTGATTCCAATCAGGAGCAGAACAGCAGGATTGTTGTATCCCATATCCATCCCCACAATCATTCGGTCGAACTCATCTGGCACTTCATCGACCACGAACTTTTCTTCTAACCACATATCATAGACCAACCCTTCAGAGCCAACCCACAATCCTTCGACGTAACGCTTCCGCGCAACGCCTGTCATGGTTTCCAAATCTTTCACATAATCTTCAGGCAAGAACCAATTGTCACGACTTGTTGTTGTGATTGCTTCACAATTCGGAGCGCAGACATGACCACCCGCAAGACCAAACCGCTTGGCAAGGAAGTGTTGTGGCGTTGATGGGTTGCAAGCACCATAGATTTGATTTGGCAGATCTGGCAATTTCAACCTAATGCGACCGCGAAGCATCGTCCAATCCTGTTCGTTCAACTCGACCGCCTCGTCCACACCAACACCACTCAAGTTCATCGAGGCGATTCTCGCAGCATCTTCAAGACCAAACAGCATGATTGTTCCACCGCCAAAGATGTTGATTTCGCCATCCATCTTTTTGTATTCATACGACCCTTTCGGAAGTATCGGTGGAAGCAATCCATCAGGTTCAAGCAATGTTTTCAATGTCGATCGCTTCAATGCCACAACTGTCTTTCGACACAACCCTTCTCTTGAACCTTCGATGCTTGCTCTCATTGCCACACGCAAGCAAATTGCCCTCGTCTTTCCTGCACCAAACGCGCCCGAATAGAGTATTTCGCGTGCGGTCGAACGAAGGAACTTCAGTTGTTGTGGAAGAACCTCAAGGCGATGTGTATTGTCATCCTGACTTGTCATTCATTGATTGTACTGCTTCGTCCAGAATAAAGGTGAGGGATGACCCATCAGCATCAGCAAGCCTGTTTGGAACTTTGCCATCAACGCGCTGGATGATCTCTTGCCAGAATCGGAAGTCGCCCTTCAACGCCCTGTCAATTGCAGACTTGACAAGCGCATCGCACAATTGTTCACCTGTGACTTCATGCTCAAGCATCTTGCGAAGATGGTCTTGAATCGAACGCCCTTTTGGTCGCCCGTTTGGATTGATTGCATCGGGACGATTCGCAAAAGAAAAGCGGTTGCCTTTGGCAAACTTTCCATTGGTATCGAAATCACTCATCAAAATCACTTCCCAAGTGCATCTTGTCGAAAAACTGTTCGTCAATTTCAACGCTTGAATCATGTACAAGTTCGGCATTTGCAAACAAGTGTGATGTGCCGTCATGACCTTCTTCCCAAAGTATCGAAAACCCCACGATCGGTATTTCCAAACCAACAAGCCATTCAACGAATCGAGTATGAATTGCAATCAATGTCAAATCGTATCCGCAATCAATTTGCTCTTGTGAAATGTCGCAACTTAAGCGTATGCGCATATAAAATCCCATCCATGCGGTGTCATGTTTCCAGTGATTACAATGATTCTTGACCAGAACAACATCATGACGTAAATACCTCGACTGTATCTATTTCGTAGATGACCCAATATTGGCTTCCTGTTGTTGGCGTGAACTTGAACTCAATTGTATATGTGGCATCGCCCGTATCAAAGACAGAAGCAACAACAGGAAATCGAAAATTGTAACCAGTTGAATCCTTGCTCCACCTCGCATCAGTTTGAAGCGAATCATACACAACATCGGCAACCGTCAATGAAGCCGTGTATGTTGCGGTCGTGTTTGCGTTCTTGAATACTGCAATTGTGATCGCGGATGTTGTTGCTTGCGTGATATTGGAAGCATCAGCACCTTGAATCCTTGCCATGCAAGTCAATCCACTGTCCTCGTATATCGTGCCTCTTGTCGGTGTATTGCTCATGTTGGGTTGACCTCGCTTGCTACGTCCCCACTATTATACGTTTGCGAAGCAACATCACCAGAAGCGTATATTTGCCCTGCAACTGCGGTGAAGTTTTGCGATGCTGTTCCTGTTAAGTTTGCGGTGAAAACTGAAAGCGAGTATTCCTGCCATCCTGTGCTGGTCGTAACATTCTTCTTCACATCCATGTCGATCGTCAGTGTAGTTGTCGCAGTTCCATCAATCTGCGTGATGTAAGACAATGCGAGTTTGTCGGTCGCGTCATTTTGCACGGCAGAGTAGTTCGTGTCTACTTGTGCATTCGGTCTTGTAATACCGCCAACCTGCACTCGTTCATACGATCGAGCATAGTTCGCATCACCCTGAAAGATTGAACAACCCGCGACAATAACATCACCCGTGGTGTCAGGCGTGAAAGATTGCGTTTCGAGTAGTCGCCAATCTGCCGAAGTGGTTGTTGATTCCGCATCGGTGTATGTTGAAGCGAAGTTCTCAAACGCGTTCAGTCTGAATCCAAGAATGGTTGATTCAAGATATGTGTTTTGCGAACCAATAGATGCATCATCCCGCGTTTGAATTGTGAATGCGGTGTCATTCGCTGACATGGTGTATGGTCTGCAAGTCCACCAGTTGAGAACCTCGGTCAAATCCTCGCCTTCATAAGATATGGTTGGTGCAGTCAATGTGGTTTCGCCACTTGCAACAACTTCCATTCGCATTTCAGCATTTCTTGAAGTGTTGTTTGTATCGGTCGCAACCCATCCGAACATCAAGTATGTGTCACCTGCTGTTGGCGATGGTGCTGTCAAAGTCGCACGATCAACAAATGAAGCCGTATGCGTTGCAGAAGTTGTGTTGTTTGCGAAGAAGAAGTCGGTTGTATCCATGTTCGACAAGTCAAGAAGAAGCATCGAAAGATACTGTGTGCGAACTGTCTTTCCTATCGCATCTGCTCGTTGCTCAAATGCAAGACCACCACCGTCTGAACCTGCGGTGAACCTTCCCACAAAGTAGTACGATTGCGACACATCAACTCTTGCAGGTTCACGCTTGCAAGTAGAGTTTGAAAGAACCGCATCACCGTTTGTTCGATCTACAAGTCGCCATTGAAACACATGACCAGTGGAATCGCCTTCAATGAGAGCGTGACAGATGACGTAGTACGTTGTGCCACTTGTCAATGCAGAAGATTCGACAACCTCTGCAAATGATTGAAGGGTTGAAGTGACCGTTGAACTGACGGCAGTTTCGATGACTCCGATTGCTGTCATGGTTACTTCTTGATGATTAAGCCCATCGCCCAATCAACGAGTCCAAGTTTGCAAGCAAGAACACCCGCTATGACTCCAACGGATAACGCGAACGCTGAATCCCAAATACCTTGTAATAATTCCATCATGATTTCTTTCCTTGTAATTTCTTGTAGGCACTATTGTATGCAGGATCAGAAGAACGCTTTGATGCTATCGCTTCACGGATAGTCATGCCGTCATCTGAATCCGCAATCTTCATGTCCATTTCCGCATCACGCCTACTTTTGCGCGGAATGAAAAACGTCACGGAATAGAGCAAACGTCGAATGAGAGTTCCGATTCCTGTTTGCCAAATGAGGATAATGATTGCAATCAAAATTCCTGCGATCGACATTCGCTCAAATAGCAACATCCAACTTGGGTCTTTGTCCTCGACTCGTGGGAGTACCTCGCGGATTTCCGCGACCGAGTTTTGGATTGACTGTTGTTCGATGATACCGTATTCCGTTTCCGTTTGAATTGTACTGTCATTGCTCAAGTCTGCAATGGCGATGAACCGTGATTCGCTTGATTGTGCAAGTTTGTCGATCGTGCTTGATTCGCTGTTGATTGATTCAACAGCAGATGAACACGACATGAGAAAGAACAAAGCGATTGCCAATGCACCAAAACAAAGAGCGCGAATGTACAATTCATGGAATGTCATTCGTTTTGCCATCAGCGTTTTCCCTTATTGCAACCACATTTTTTCTTTTCAAGTGAAACAATACGATGCTCAATGTTGTCGAGTTTTCTTGTGAGTTCGTTCTTGAGGGAAGCAGCACGCCAAGTCAAAGCGGTCGTGACTATGATGCCACCAAGAAAAAGCGACAACGGAAGCAATGTCGATTCTTGTATGATGCCAGTGTTGCCAGACGCAGCAAGTCCAAGCGATGCAATCCCGATTCCCGTGGAAGTGCAGATGAACTGCGACAGTATTTCAATTGTATTTATCATTCGCACATTCTACTTGGTCGGAGCAACTGACTCGCATTGTTCCTTCGATGGCAGTTTCATGATTCGCACAAATACCTTCCCGCCTTTGATTATATCGCCACGCATCACAACTAGATGATCGACCGCTTCATCATCAGGATACACTCCCGCATCTTCCAACGCATCAAGCAGACTTTTCAATCGTCCATCAATGTCATACTTTCTTCGGTTCGGTGCATGAAGCGTGATGTGAACCGACAAGCGACCAAGCAAGGGAATATCAAAGTGGTGCGAGTCAAGGATCAAGTCGGCAATGTATCGGCAAACATCTTGCTTGTACTGTCGCCCCTTCTTGGATAACAGAACGCGACACGATTGCCCCATCCGCACCGAGCGATAGTATGTGTTCGTTGATGGCGGGAACGGCAATTCAAGCAGCGTGAACATTCTGGAAGCATAGCACGAAAAGACCCCACCAACCACTGAAGGTTCATACGACCCTATCTTCGGCTAGGGAAGGAAATGTCTGAACGATCAAGGGATGATGGGGTCGTTGTCACATCATATCAAAAGACCCCACCAACACGGGGGATGCTGATGGGGTCGGGTGTGGGCGAAAGGAAATAACTCCCACAGTATTCGGGAAAGAGATTCAGTGGAACACGGTTGTGTCCGTGACGCTTTCATTCTTTGACCGCGCTCTTGCGTGTCGATCGGAACTCAATGCCAGCATGGATTCCATGAGTGGTTTCATAATTGCCGACATGACCATCAATGATGAAGTCACAACATCTTCGATGCTGTCATCATCGGTAGACAAAAGAACTTCCTCAAGATGATCAGTGATGCCTTTTGCAGATTCAGTCATGGTTCGATCCCCCATTCGGCTCATTGTCGTAATTGCATCCACGACCAAGAGTTTCATTCGGTCTACTTCTCTCATTTGTTTTCACGCTGTTTTCCCGCTGTTGCCATGCGTGAAGTGTAACACATGAAACCAACCTCATTGTTCTTCACCGCCATAGATTTCCTGATACACCATAGCACGCAGAGTTTGTTTCCATTCCCTTGGATTTCCTGAAGTTGGCTTGCTGATGAGATGTCCATGTTCCTTGAGAACGGATATGGTTGCCTTTCGCAGTTCTTCGATTGACGTATTTTCTAATCGGGTGATGACTGTTTCTTTCCGTTGCTCGTATTCTTGAAGTTGAATTTCATTGTCGTCACGAAAAGTTGGCGAGTTTGATATGTTGAGTTCTCGTTTCCTCTTTTCGCATTCCCTGATGTACCACGCGAGTTTGGGTTCTTTGGATGAATAGGTTGTTGATACCCAATACCCAACCGCCTCGACCATTTTGGGATTGTATATTCGCAAGCCCATGCACCAATCCTCTGATTCTGTCGTTGTGGGTTGCCAGTTGGGGAATCGGTCTTTGATCCGTTGCCAAGTGTCATTCCATTCGGTGATGTTCATTGATTTTCCTGTTCATAGTTTTGCACTCGTTCTGCGTATTGCATGACCATTTCGACCGTTGGCAAATACGCCTTCTTGGGTTCTATGTCACCCTTTCCAGTAATTGTTCGCAATGATAATCCGTTCTGGACAATCATGTTCTTCAATTGCAATGGCGTGATCCAGATGAATACTTCGCCTGTGAATATCACCCAACAGTCTGCAAGGGTCGCCATGAGCGCAGACGGTTTGCCATACATGAATACTTCGATGACAAGATTTCCCGTGTGCTGGCTTTTCCTGTCTGACTTGACTTCTATGCTTTTGGATATTTCTGGAATGAATATGTCGTATGGACTGAACTTCCCATCAATCATAAATGCTTTTGGGTACTTGTTTTGTATCATTTCCAACACTGTTTTTTCGACATCCTTGCCGACTTGCAAATCCGTTTGAAATGTTGTCATTAGATGATACCCAACATCCTTGCAGTTGCATAAACTGAAGCGAATGGCGATTCTTTGTCGAGTTCGATCTTGAGTTCCTGCTCAAGCAGATTGATTTCCGTGTTGATGTACTTGAGATTCGCAACCAAGATGTCATGCTGCTTGTTGAGGTTCTCCAAATCGATTTTGAGTTGTTCAATTGTCTTGTTCATTTGTATTCCTTTGGTTTGCTTGTGTTCCAATCTTTTTCATGAATGCAGGTGTTGAATCTCCAACGTATGCCCCGATCACATTGAAGTAAAAAAAATCAATCGCTTCATCGTATGTCATTCCATCGCGTTTCATCAATATGTAGATACATTTTTCATGGTCATACACTACAAAATCCCTGTTGAATTGAGTTGCAACCCCAACAATCGCTTCAATGAATCCGTCGGCAAAAATTAGTTCTGGTGTTCCAAACTCTTGCAACCATTCGTCAAGTGATTCGGGTGTCATCATATTCGTTTCCTTTTTTGTTGGGTGTTGAATATCTCTGTGAAACTTGTTTGTCATTCGATTCATAGTACATCCTTGCCATCAAAGATTCGTTCAAATGCTTCTTGGGTGACAGATTCATCCACTGGTGGTTGTTCGCCCCGTTCTTTTCGTGTCCACGATTCACGATCTTCTTCCCAAATGTGGTCATCAATCAATCGCGTTGGCTCTCTGAAGTAGTGACATTTCCCTTCTGGCGATTCGTAGTATGCCAGCACCGCTTCAATTGCAAATTCAGGATCGACATCATATTCAAAGACTTCGGATATGAATGCGTTGCAAAATGATTTGTATCCACGCCTTCTTTTGCTTGGAATTTTATCGAATTGCAGTTTTGCTTCTTTTGTTTGAATTGAACGATGTTGATTTTTCAATCCTGTAATGTATTGTTTTGTTTTGTCTTGTACTGTTTTGTTTTGTACTGTAGACATACCAATCTCCGAGCAATCTCCGACCACGCTCCGACTTGTCTCTGACTTGGGACATAAAAGCCACCCGATGTCACAAAGAATGGGGATTGCAGATTCAAAATATGATGCAGGAATGTCGGTCAATGCTTCAAAGTCATCGAAGGTGAGTGCGATACCCCTATCGTCTGCAAGAACGCCACGAATGGAACATCTTGCAGCAACTTGGACAAGAACGCACCAACAAGCGAAGTGCCTGACACCGCCATCAGAACGGATCAACCGCCTGTATCCACGCGAATCGTGGCGAGTAGGCATTGCCACCCAAGACAACCGCCCACTTCGCCTTCGACTCTGCGCTATCTCAAACCCTTCTTCCCAATTTGCTATTTCAAGAGGAACTTGGGACATCAGACCCACCCCTTTCAAGCCACGCTTCAATATCGGCTTCTCGCCATCGGTGCATATGTCCAACTCGAATGCTTTTTGGGAAGCGATTTTCGTCCATCCATTTATAGATCGACTTCGCTGAAACCTTCAAACGCTTTGAAACTTCCGCGCTTGACAATAATGCCGTGCCAGTTCCTTTGTTCGGTATATTAGAAGGGAAGGTCATCGGATGATACCTCAACTTTTTCTTGCTTCGGTGCTGTCGCTTTCGCATCATCTTTGCTTCCAAGAAGCGTGACATCACGAACATTGACAACGGGCTTTGAACGCTTGTTGCCATCTTTATCTTCCCACTTGTCGATGCGGATTGTTCCTGCGACTGCAACTTGCTTGCCTTTTCCGCAATACTGTTGCACGATTTCTCCGACTTTGCCCCACGCTTCGCAGTCGAAGAATGACACATCATCTTTCTTGAAGCCATTTACTGCAAGCGAGAATTTTGAAACAAGAACTGGATTCTTCCAATTCTTTGCATCAGGTTGTTCAGGGTCACGGGTCAATCTTCCTGTCATTGTAATTGTTGCTATATCAGCCATTGTTCTTTTTCTCCATTTTTGAGATTCTAGTGATGACTTGCTGAAGTTGCTCATCAGTCAAGTCGGTGATTTTGTCTTTGTCGAAGTGCGTCAATATCTTGCTCGTCCACAATCCACCATCTTCATCGAACGCATCTATCATATCTTGGTGTGCCTTGATGGCTTTGATTGCTTCATCACGATCGAAGGGAACATCATCTTTCTTGTCTTTTTCTTCCTTGAATTCCTTTTCCAATTCTCTGACATATTTGTTGTCATCAAATTTTCCAAGAAAGACATCTGCATTGAATCCAAAGTATGAAAGACCTTTTGTGATTCCATCTGTTGTTGCTTTTTTGAAAGCATCGTCATCTGCTCTTTTGCCAATATGTTTTGGTGATGTTGCAACAATTGGTACTCCATAGCATTTATTTCCTTCTTCGTCTTTGTACCAAATCGTAAACATCCCTCCAACAAGTGATGAATCAACAATGTTTGGGTCTGATATTGGTTGAACCTCCACTCCCCACCCATCTCCAAGCATTCCCCATTTGGCTGTCGCTTCACGAATTTGATAGTGAGCAGCAATGGTTGTAAAGCCACGACCAAAATCAACGTGCTTTGTGAACGATGGGTCAGTCTTTTCAACCGAATTCCAAAACGCTAGATTGTCCTTCTTCTTTGTTTGTGTTTTCTTCGTTGTTGTTTTTTTCGTTGTCATTTCATTTCCTTTCATTTTGACACTTCTTCCAGCAAGTTCGTTGCCCATACTGGCAACTCTAATTCAAGAACGCCATCGGTGTATGGATACGATCCATCACCAAGCGCGACATTCATTTTGTGTTCTTTCCAGAGTTTCATTCCGTGCTTGCAAAGCTCCCATCCGTTCAAGAGTGAGGATTGTGAGAACTTGTATACCGCGACACCGTGGGGAGCAGTATTTTCAACGGCAATGATATACGCATTGACTTCATCCCACTTCAAGCCCATCGCGTTCGCATACCACGCGAGTTGCAAGTGGTAGAGTAGGTTCGCAGACTGTCGCATAAAAGCGTCTGGACTCGCATCCTGCGTGGTCTTGATATCCACAATTGTTCCTTCGTTGTCACACATATCAATCATGGCTTTGCATTCCATTCCACTGAACTCAAAGAAGGATTGAAACTCTGTTGCATAGCATTGTTCCATCAGGCGATTAACTTCGGGATGTACTTGACATGATTCCCACATCAGTTCAACCACATTTCCCTGTTCCTGCGTGATGACAGTCTTATCGCCAACTCTTTCAAGGAACTTTGCATGGGCTTCTTTTCCCGCCTTCGTTCTTTTGTCGCAATCTGGAGCGCAAGCAATTAAGTCATCATATTTTTCCGTTTCTAAAACCCGCGCATGGAACGCTGTTCCAAGTTTCATATTCGCAGTTGGCACAAAAGACTTCATTCGTTCTTCTGCGTGTACTGGCGATTGCTTGATCACCGCTTTCAAAAGTGTCGCGGATACTGCATCTTTTTCAAAGTATTCTTTCATTGGTTTTCTCCTTTTAGTTGTTTGAATATCTCCATGAACAATTCTCTTGGGATTCTTGACTTATCCCTTGCTCCCTTGATCCCCTGCGTTCCAGTTTGTGAACCTCTTGGTGCTTTGACATGACATGGCGAACCATTCTCGCAAGGTGGTTTCGGTTTCCACCACGGGGCGTTTGTCCAAATGTCAGTTGGCTTCATGCGCTCATCCCCATACTGGCAATATGTCACAGTATGTTGATGGACACGAATCATTCCTGATGACAACAACCCACAGTCGATTGAATAGCCGTATTCGTTGAATACACTTTCTATTTTCTTCCGCATCTTTCCCCGTGGATTTTCAATGAACCACCAAGTCGGGTTGATTTCCTTAATCAACTCAACGGTACGATCGAGAATTTTCATTCCCAACTTTGCCGATTCTGTTTTTGGTTCGTTGGTGTCTTTGTGCCAGTTCTTTCCTATTGCGGCAACAGAAAAACCTTCGCACGGTGGCGAAGCCCAAAGAACGTCAATTGCTTTTGGATAATGGATGTTCCGATTCAAGATGTCGCATTTTGTATGCGTTCCATCTGCGAGTTCGTCTGCTGAATCTGCCCAATCATAGGTTTTGATGCTGTGACCAAGTTCCAACGCCACTTGACTGAATGAACCTGTGCCAGAAAAGAGTTCAACGGTTTTCATGACAAAAACCACCTGACAGCATCAATCGCCTTTCCAGTGCAAACCGCAGAATCTTCTTCGACATAGGATGAAAGTGTCACGCAAATTTCTGTTCCGTCTGGCATTATTTTGTCGATCACAGAATCAGTGCAAGAGTATCCGTGTTCGTAGCATTTGTCACCGCTTCCATGCTCCCAAAAATATCCGACACAATCCTTCCAATGCGTGATGTCATAGTCACCATCAGAACGAAGAAAGATTTTGATGAACTCATTGGAAAATTCATCAAGTGCAATCATTACAGTGCCAGAACTTTCAAGGATTTTTTCATATCTTTCGATATTCTCTGGTGACATCATTCTCCACCACCGCGAAGGCATACTTCCGCCCTGAACTCCAGTTCAGTTTGAATCGCTTTCGCCTTACATAAATCAGTGACAAGAAGAAGAAGTTTTACGCTTTCGATCTCATCGTGATTGACAATGCTTTCCTTGAGATTGAATAGTTCATCGTGTAGTGCATCATCACTCCATTCGCCAAGCGGTTCTTCATCGTTACTTGCGAAGTCATCAATACATTTCTTGATGCGCAAAAACTTATTCAGACAGCCATGTAGTGTGCTGAATGCGTTCTCGCAAAGTGCTTGCAATTCTTTTATGTCTGTGCTGAATGCACCAGAATCTAATCTTGAGATTAAGTCCTCAATCTCTTTGTCCCACTTGACATTTTCATTCAGAATACTTTCAATTTGTTCTTTCATTCTTCATCATCCTCTCTGCCATCCGTTTCGCCACACAGCATTCGTTTTTCGTGAATGGCATCAAGTTTTGCTTCAAGGATGTTTGCATCACAGAGAACCCTAATCATGACCGCCTCAATAATGTCTTCAATATCATTCAAATCTTCAAGGTTGTATTCAGAACCATTGTGAATACACCACAGCGTCCCTGCACTTTCAGCGAACTGGTCATGTTTGCCACCGTTCCAATTCATAAAATTGGAGTCGGGAACATATTCAACAACATCGCAATAATGCTGAAGAGTAGACACCGCTTCTTTCAGAACATGATCGACAAAGTTCGACTTCCCCAAATCTGAATCCCCGTCAAAGTTGAACGAAATCATTTCTTTATTTGTGTTTATATATATTTTCATTTCTTGTTTATCCTTTCAAGTAAAAAAGCCAGCCCCCAAACTGGCGTTGTCAAAATTATGAGTGCCAAGAATCCAATCTGTGCGATCGGTGGCATACGGTCAAAGAGTGGTTGGTCATTCATTTTGAATCCTCAACGAATCGCATCAGGAAAGTTTTGACCATTCCTTCAGTCGTAACAGTATGCTCATCGACTCCTAATTCTTCAGACAAAATCCATGATCGAAGTGTTCGTCCACCATCATCATTGATTTCAAGTCGCACATCAGATGCGGGGCTTCCCACAACATATTCCATGCCTTCGTCCGAGTTTGGACATCCACTCAAAGTCATCCATTTTGTTTCGGCAATTTCTTTTTCAAAAAATGTGCCACCCATATCTCGATTCAATTCAAATCCGAATGTATCAATTATGAATTGTTGATTTTTGTTTTCCATTTTCATTTTTCCTTTTCGTTGTGGCTTTCGCCTGTTTATTGATTCAAAAGTTCTTTGATTCGTATTCGTAGTTTGGTTATGCGGTTGCCAACATTCAAGCGGTCAAGAAAACGAGTTCCCTTTTTTGTTGGTCTACCGCAATCGGTGAATCCAAGAACACTGTGGTATCTTTTAACGATTCTTAATAGATTTCCAATTTCTGTTCTGATGTCATCTGAATAATCTAAAATCGTTTCAATCATCAATTCCAAACTTTTGTTCTGGCTCAAAACGATTTGTGTGCCTTGTTCCAATGTTGCGCGCAAGTCAAGAATGCGTTCCGTACTCTTGAACCCATAACCAAGACCAAACGAACCACCAAGCGATTTTGTATCCCCAAACGCCACTTCAAATTGTAATTCAGTCCAAGAACCAACATATTCTTCTGTATCAACTTCGTGTTCTATATGGTAACCTTTTGCATTAACTTTCATTTTCATTGTTTCCTTTTCGTTTGTTTGCATTCCAATCTTTACCAATCCAATTTTGTTTTTCTGACAAACTTTTCGGCTTCCTTAAGTGTTCCAAAATCATCTGCAAGAGTGGCACACCATTCGGAATGTTCGCCAACTACAATGCACCATCGACCAGTGTGTGGGGACTTAAAAATTGTACGATTCATAAACTTCCAACAACTCTTAAAACCAACAACCTTTACCCTTCGTGATTTGCTTTTCATATCATTTTCCTTTTCGTTGATCGCCAAGCACCATTGCTTGACTTGTGAATTATGACCCGTATCGACAGAATGTGCAACCCATATCCAGAAAAGATGGCATTTTTTTATACTTTATTGGAACGTGGGGGAAATCAAGGGAATGCGCCCTGTGCGCCCGTTTAAGCCATTCTTTGAAAAAGGGCGTGATGACCCATTGAAGCCAAGCAATCCACAGAGGGCAGGGCTACCCCCTCTAAAAACCGACGCAAATACCTTCTGGTAATCCCATCCAAGACCGCGATCTTTTCAGAGTTCACTCCACGAATGGCATTCAAGTGGACATTCGGTGTCAAACTTTCGCTGACTAGAACGAATACCCTAGTCAAACTGAACTTTGCAACTTGGCAAATGAATACTGTGCTGATCGGGCTTGAGTTCTTATTTTGTCGCGTATCCTAAATCGTTAAACATCTGACGAATGGATGGACTGTCTTGCACCATCTTGGTCATAAGTTGTTCGTATGTTGGGTCTTTGTAGACTTGACTGTTGATGCGTTTGTTTTCAATCATTTGATCCACATCAATCGTTCCCTTTTTCAAGGTGGCAGAATTTCCAAAACAAGTTGTTCCACCTGTGTCATGTTTGACTATTTCCCACCGAACAGTGCTTGGTGGGTAAACATCGTTTTCACTCATGTCCTCTTTTTGGATTATGAATCCTCTGTACAAATAAATACCTGCTTGAAGTTTTTGTTTTTTCATAAAAGTTTCCTTTCATGATCAGCACAGTATTCACTTGTCAAAGAGCAAACTGACCTCAAACTTTGTCTGGCTAGAACAAATACCCTAGCCAAACTGACCTTTGCCAGTGAATACCATGCTGTTCGGGCTTAAGTTATTGTGTAGAAATTACTGATGTTTGTCTGCTTTGGACGGTGCTTCTTTGACCAACTTGTCAAAGATTTCCCAAACAGAAACTTCCCTATCTCGTATCAAATCATCCCATCCTTTCAATGCTTCGCAAACATAACGCCATTGATTAATCGGCATATATTCATCTGAAGTATTTTTGTCTAGTGGTCTATGAATTTTTAAGTAGTAACAATCATAATCATAATTTGTCATAGTTAATTCCCTTTCTTGAACAGCATGGTATTCACTTGTCAAAGAGCATCTGACCTTTGCCAGTGAAGATGTGCTGTTCGGGTTAGTGTTTATCCGAGACTATCGAACTTGTCTGCGAGGTCTTGACCGAGCATTCTAGAAATGAAGTTTTCTGTTTTCGCTTGTCGACTTTCAACGATGTGTACCTGGGATTCATGTTCTTCTATACAATCTTCGGCTTCTAATTCGTCATCGAAAAGTTTTCCACATTCGGGACATTTGAATTTGATCATAAAAGTTTCCTTTCTTGAACAGCACATCTTCACTTGTCAAAGAGCCAAATCTCGAAAGTGTTTTTCCTTTCGATAAGTGTATTATACCATAATTCAAAATTGCTTTCAAAATTTTGTTTGCGTTTTCGTGCAACACAATAAAATCGAATAGAAAAGTTTTGTTTATGAAACACAAACCCAACAAAAACTTTTTTCAAAAATCTTTTTCGTGTAGTTTTTGATTGTTTTTGTTTAAGATTGATCACAACTTTCTTTGTTTATGTATTCACAACAAAGATTCGTTGCAAGAAAAAAAAGTTTTTCAGGATCTTCGTTTTGTCGGCAACATTGCAGCCAAAGCGAACACGCCAAGCGTTGATGGCGAAGGTGAAACACCATAGGAAATTGGACGCAGGATTTCATGTTCCGCGCTCGATGTTTCAATCAATCTGGTCGCAGACTGTTTCACCTTGTCGAATGTTTCAAGATACTCAAGAACGCGGTCAAGACCCTCTTTGCCAACGATCGTTCCAATCACCGCAATTGCCAGAGTCAATGCCAGAATCTTTTTCTTCATTGCATCAAGTTCTTTTTTGTTTCGCCTGTTCTGTTCTTCGCACTTCTTCAAGTTGCTGACAGCGTTTTCTTTGTGGCATTCACAATCACACACCATCAAGCACCACCCTCGCACCCAACCGATGCAATGTTTTCGCAATGTCTGTCGCTGTTTCCGTAATAGTTTCTTCACACAAATCGGGCAGACAGCCGTGCAAACACTCATGAATAACTGTATCAAGTAAGTCCTGCGGTGTCTGGTTCAACGCAATAAGAATCATTTTGCTTGGCGCATCGGGTGGGTCGATACTTCCCGAACTGCCGTCTTGCAAGTACGGAATCGTTTTAAGATTCCACCGCTTTCCGCGTAGTATAACTTTCACAACAACACCAACTCTGCCTTCCAAGAATCTCTGCCCATTCTCCCGACCCGACCAAGTTGAGTTTCGCCAAAAATGCAAGCGTGTTTCCACTCACTGATTGAAAAACGATATGTATATGGTGCGCGACTGTTCCCTTCACCAAACGCCAAGTAGCCAGCATTCGCAAACCACAACGGCAACTTCACCTTTGCCGATCGTTTGCATTGGGTAGGTGGAAGCGGTCTGTGCGTGTGTCCACGAATGACCAATTGATTCGCCAAAGCCCCATGACAATCGTTTGCAAGTTGGATGGCTTCAAGTTCATCGCTGTTCGTTCCAGCAGCGAACCCATGTGCGAAGATTATATTTCCAAGCCGATACGTTCCGACTTTTCCGTGTCGATACGGGATGTGCTTC